TTTTATTTCTTCGTGCAAAAAACTGGTCTTCTGGCTCGGTTCCCGCATGGAGAGCAAACAGCAACAACTCCATTTACGCAGACGCATACCATGAAATTCTTCCGGAGCTATGGAAGGGGTATGATGGCTCTGGCGAGCCCTATGGTCTTGTAAACAGAAAGTTGGCAAGAACGGTTGGCAGGCTCGGGGAGCACTCCCAAGACAACTCTGTTGAGGGATTTAATCCCTGTGCAGAAATTGCATTAGCTGATGGTGAATCGTGCAATCTTTCTACCATCTTTTTACCAAATGTTTCCTCAATAGAACAGCTTAAAGAAATTTCTATTTTGCTTTATAAGGTGCAAAAACAAGTTACTCGTTTATCATATCCATATGAAAAAACAAATAAAATCGTTCACAAAAATGCTCGACTGGGACAATCAATTACAGGAATACTCCAATGTGATGAAAGCAAGATATCCTGGCTATCTGAGGTTTACAATAACTTGAAGAAGTTTGATAAGCAGTATAGTAAGCAAAAAGGCTGGAGTCCTTCGGTTAGGTTAACAACGGTCCAGCCATCTGGCACGCTGTCGTTGCTTCCGGGAGTTACCCCGGGAATTCATCCGGCCTTTGCTGCGTATTATACAAGAAGAGTTCGGTTTGGTTCATCCGACCCTCTTGTTGATTCATGTCGTAAACGCGGCTACAAAGTTGTTTGGGATGTGGGGCTTGATGGGCGAGAAGATCATACTCGATATGTTGTTGAGTTTCCATGCAAGTCACCAGAAGGTTCTGTGCTTGCAAAAAATATGACAGCAATCGAGCAGCTTGAGTGGGTTAAGAAAATGCAAACTGTTTGGGCAGACAATGCTGTTTCAGTAACCGTATACTACAGAAAAGAAGAATTACTAGATATTAAAAAATGGCTCGAGGAGAACTATGATAACTCAGTTAAGTCAGTTTCCTTCCTCCTGCACAGCGATCACAACTTCCCGCTGCCTCCTTACGAAGAGATATCTGAAGAGGAATACAACAAGACAATCGAAAAAATTGATTTCTCTGTACCCCTCCAACAAAATGTTGGTAACTACGAAATACTGATTGATGACTGCGCAACTGGCGCTTGTCCGGTAAAATGACCCAAGCAGTGCGTGGTATTCAGAGAGACTGGGTTAAGTTGTACCTATATTCTTCATTTTTGTACTTTTTTTAACGAAAGTGGTGTACAATATATTCAATGAGTCACGAATCTATTAAAAACAGTCGCCTATGGGTTCCGCCAAGAACCTATGGGGTTTGTATCTGGATTATGCCAGACGGAACACCCCTGTCGGATGGTGATGGTGTGCTGTCTGCAGAAGGCTTTGTTGGCGACAAGAGTATTGAGAAAAGAGTTGCCCAAGCAGCCAAGTATTGGACCGGTAGTGAAGAAGGCCGGGTGTCTTGGGTCCACGGCGCTAGGAAGATTAGTGGTAGTGAAAGAGATGATCAGGTTGAGCGGCTAAAGGATGGATTGATTCCCGACCCGTATGAAGATTTATTTGATAATTTAAAGAGGTAGTATGGGAAAGCAAATGGTTCATGTTGAAGACACTGATGCTGATACTGAGATAGAGGATGTCTCCTATATAGGCTTTGAGTCTACGCCGGTAATAGATGATCCGTTTTTAAAAATTAGTTTTAATTCGCTGTCTCCAAAGATGAAAAGAAAAGCCAATAAACTTTCTAAAAAATTTGTTGGCATTGATGGCGTTGGAACAAAGTACATTGATCCAGAAACGCTGGATGGATACTCACTATACGATATTGTCAACCCTCCGTATGACTTAGACAACCTGTCTAGTCTTTTTGATTCTAGTGCAATCCATAACGCTTCAGTAACTGCAAGAGTTATGAATACCGTTGGTCTTGGTTTTGAGTTTAAAGAAACACTAAAGGCTAGAAGAAGAATAGAGAAAGCAACTGATAATGAAGAAAAACTATACAGAGTGAGAAAAGAATTGCAAGATGAAAAAGAAAGACTAGAAGAGGTTTTTGAAAATTTAAATATTGAAGAAACTTTTATTGAAACAATGATAAAAGTTTGGCAAGATGTTTTAACAATTGGCAATGGGTATCTTGAAATCGGAAGAAACAATTCTGGTCAAATCGGATACATTGGGCACATTCCTGGAACACTTGTTAGGGTAAGGAGAAAAAGAGATGGATTCGTTCAAATCGCAAGAAGCAACAAAATCACAGCAGTTTTTTTTAGAAACTACGGCGACAAAGAAACCCAGGATCCGATCAACTCAGACCCAAGACCGAATGAGGTTATTCATTTTAAGACTTACTCTCCTAAGAACACATATTACGGTATTCCGCCTGCAGTCTCTGCTGCGTCTGCAATTGTTGGCGACAAGTTTGCGAAAGAATATAATATTGACTATTTTGAAAATAAAGCTATTCCTCGGTATGCTATAATTCTAAAAGGTGCAAAACTAAGTAATAAATCAAAACAAGAATTAATTAATTATTTTAGAAAGGAAGTCAAGGGACGCAATCACGGTACTCTTGTTATTCCAATTCCCGCATCCATTGGCGCTGATAGCGACATTCGTTTTGAAAAATTAGAAGCCGGTATACAGGATGCATCGTTTGATAAGTATCGTAAATCTAATAGAGATGAAATTCTTGTTGCAAATAGAGTGCCGGCCCCAAAGGTTGGAGTGTACGATAATGCCAACCTGGCTGTTTCAAGAGATGCTGATAAAACATTTAAAATGCAAGTGGTTGCGCCAGATCAATCAGTAATCGAAAAAAGAATAAATAGAGTTATGATGGAGTTTAGTGATCTATTTGTTCTTAAGTTCAGGAGCGTAGACCTTGTTGATGAAGATATTCAGTCTAGGATTAACGACAGATATCTTAGAACTGAAGTTATTACTCCAAATGAAGTTAGGTCAACGCTTGGATTGCCAGAGAGATCGGATGGGGACGCCCCTTTGCCGTTCCCCACTAAGAGAGATAAAGAGGGGCCGGGCGCTCCGTTTGGAAATTCTAATAATGATATAATTGCTCCAAGAAACGCAGCGGCGGATTCCGAGGGGCAATCCACTGACCCAAGGCAGTCTGGAGACCAGGCTGAACGGGGAGAAAATCAAGACAACTTAGGAGGTAGTCAATGAGTAACGCAATGGGTATTGTTTATTCGAGTACGGGGGTGGATAGCACGGCAAATACCGTGTCCTTAAATAACCACACCGCCAGTATTTACTTTCATAATACAAATGAAAGCACAGATGCTGTGGTGAAGTTAAATGGGGGGCCCCACCAGGTCCTGATTCCAGCAAATAAGAATTATGTTGAAATCCCCGGGGATTATACAAGGTTTCAGATTGTTACGGCAAATGTTGTCGTAGCAGTCTATGCCATAGGATAATTTGCTGTATAATAGATTGTTGATTAAACTAAAATTAAACTATGACCACATTTAACCTATCCTTCCCAATTGATATGATCAAGAAAGAAGAGAGAATAGTTTCGGGAATTGCAACTGCTGACAATATTGATAAAGTCGGTGACATTGTTGATTTCGAAGCATCCCTATCTGCTTTTAAGAGCTGGCAAGGCAACATTCGCGAAATGCACGCACCGATTGCCGTTGGTAAGGCAATTAGCTATAAGCCAATTAAGATTAGAGGCGTAGAGGGTGAGGAATATAATGCCATTCAAGTCGAAGCCTACATTTCAAAAGGTGCAGAAAATACATGGCAAAAAATTCTTGACGGAACGCTTCGTGCATTTTCAATTGGCGGAAAGATTGTAAGAAAAGAAATGGTGCAAAATAAAGTTCATAACGGAAGACCTGTGCATATTATTAAACAGTATGATCTTGGCGAGCTAAGTTTAGTTGATAACCCAGCTAACGCAATTGCTACAATTGATCTTGTTAAAAAAGCAGACGATGGTGCGCTCGATTATATTCTTGGCACCGATGGTGGGATTGAAAAGAAACAGCCAATCAAAGACCCCAAGGGTGGTTTAACAGCGGCAGGCAGGCGTTACTTTAATCAAAAAGAAGGGGCTAATCTTAAACCGGGTGTCAAGGGTGCTGCCGACACTCCGGAGAAAATGCGCCGCAAGGGTTCTTTCCTTACAAGATTTTTTACTAATCCATCTGGCCCTATGAAGAAGCCGAATGGCGAACCAACTCGCCTCGCCCTCTCTGCTACGGCATGGGGGGAGCCGGTCCCGCAGAACGGAGCGGACGCAGCACGGCTCGCCGCCAAGGGTAGAAGATTGCTGGAAAGGTATCAAAATTCAAAGAAAAAAACTAATAAATCTTTTGATGTTAATGAAGTAAATAGTGAAGAGGCTCTGATTGATACATTGTTAATGTTGGAGACTGAAAATGTCGACTATAGATCGGAAGATCTTTTAGACTTCCTTTTGGACAGCGTATACAACGAGCTTCCAGAAGTTTCGGAGGTGGATATGATTGACGAAAAGCTGTTGCTCAATGATGAAAATTATGGTATAGTGATACCTATGGATAATTCTATTGACAAAGAATCCGAAAAACTATCACTAGTTAAAAAGTTTGTTTCCTGGTTAACAGATCAGCCAGGAGATAATTCACTTGAAAAAAGTGAGCAGGCTGAAGCTTCAATCGAAGCCGAAGTGAAAAATGATCAGATGGAGGAAGAAATGGATATAGAGATTCTGAAAGAAGCTCTTGGTTCCGTCATCGATCAAAAGCTTAATGACTTTGCTACTTCGCTTAAGGCTGAAGTTCAGGCAGACGTCTCAGCTAAGATTGATGAAGTAACTAAGAATTTTGAAACCCAGAAAGAAGAGATTTCTCAAAAGTTGGAATCAACAGAGAAGTCTCTCGAAGAGCAAACAGCAAGAGTTGAGGAATTCGCTCAAGCTGGAGCAGTTAAGAAGAGTGTTGATCCGGAAGATGACGATCAGGTAGAGGCTTTAGTCAAGTCTGAACCCGAGAAGCCTTTTTGGGACAACATCTATTTGGACCAGGGAATAATTAAATCCTTGGGCTATAAGTCATAAGTTAAGGAGGCAAAATTACTATGGCAACACAAGAAGAAATTTTATCTAAAGCTAATGAAGTTACCAGCAGCGTAGTCAACGCGGGTAGCGGTGGATTGCTCAAGCCTGAGCAATCAAATCGTTTCCTTGATTATGTGATCGATCAGTCCGTTCTCATGAAGAACGCTCGCGTTGTTCGCATGCGCACACCGCAAATCGAAATTGATAAGCTGGCAATTGGTACTCGCTTGATGCGTAAGGCAACTGAAGCAACAAACGATGGCTCAAATGCGGCTGTTACTTTCTCAAAGGTAACGCTCACATCAGTTAAACTGCGTTTGGACTGGGAGCTCAGCACTGAGTCTCTCGAGGACAACATTGAAGGTGCTTCGCTCGAAGATCACTTGGCTCAAGTAATGGCTCGTCAAACAGCTAATGACCTTGATGACTTGTTGATTAGCGGCAACACATCTTCAAACAATACATTGCTCAAGGCGCTTGATGGTTTCACCAAACTAGCCCTTGCTGGTGCAACAGTTGTTGATGAAGGCGGCAACAATGTTAGCCGTGCAACATTTGACAGAGTTCTGCGCAACATGCCGAACAAGTACCTGCAGAAGCGCAATGAGTTGCGATTCTACACTGGTCCCGGCGTGGTTCAGGACGTCTCGTTCAGCTTGCAGAATCCAAACTCGGCAACAGCCGCAACAGCAGGCGCTCCGGCACCTGGTTCTACATTTGGTGAACAGGCATTCATGAATGGTGCTATCCGTGCAAACGGTGGTCCTGGTGTAACTGGTCTTGCCCCTTATGGCATTCCACTGGTGGAGATCCCGCTCCTTCCAGAGACTATCTCCGGTGACTACTCGGGTGCAGCTGGCAACCATGGTTATGTTGAATTGACATTCCCCAACAACAAAGTTGTGGGTCTGCACAGAGACATCACCGTCTACCGTCAGTTCCAGCCAAAGACAGACACAATTCAGTACACACAGTTTATGCGTGTTGCGAACCAAATCGAGCATGTCGAGCCGTTCGTTATCGCCAAAAACGTGAAACTGCGCACACTGTAATATCGTAGTGCTAGTTGTGAGGCGGGGGGAGAATTATACCCCCCGCCTCACTAGTATGTGCGATAAAATTGTCCATAGGATACGATTGATTTATTTATCAATACATGATAGGATTGGTGTATGACTGAAATACAAAATATTGTAACATCTAAAGATGTAAACTCAAAAACAACAAAGCCAAAAAAAGCAACTAAAGAACACAAGGCCGCAGATCCTATTGTGAAAAATGGAAAGCTTTTAATTTATTTTGAAAGCGGGGTTGCATACCACACTCCCTCGGGCTTTAAGTTTAGCAAAGAAGAAAATCGAATGGCAGAAATAGATGCGGAAGAAGCAGCACGGCTTCTTAAACTTCCTAACTTCAGAATGCCTAGTGACGAAGAAAAGGAATTCTACTATAATAAATTGGAGGCGTAAATGGCTGGCAATCTTTCTAACTATCTTGAAAACAAATTAATAGATCACTTTCTTGGCACTACGTCATTTACAATGCCCGCTGCTGTTTATGTTGGGCTGTACACGGTAGCTCCGGATGATACCGGTGGTGGAACGCAAGTTACTGGTGGCTCATATGCTAGACAGTCAGCAGCATTTACTGCTTCTGCAAGCGGCGCTACATCCAATAGCGCCAACATTGACTTTGCAGGGATGCCTGCCGCAACGGTCGTTGCGATTGGGATATTTGATGCCTCTACTGCCGGAAACCTTTTGTTGTGGGGAACGCTAACAGCAAATAAAACAACGGATGCTGGGGATACCTTAAGAATTGCCACAGGCGATCTTGACATCAGTATTGACTAAGGAGAACCCATGTTAAGAAGAGAATTTAGTGGCAGTGTACTAAGAACAGCATTGTCCTCTTCAATCAACAACTCTGTAACATCTATATCGGTTGTTGATGGCTCCACCTTTCCTTCCGGCTCAAACCCTTTTGTAATTGTAATTGATAGAGGGACTGCTGCTGAAGAAAAAATTCTTGTTTCTTCTAGATCTACAAACACATTTACTATTTCAACTCGAGGGTTTGACGGCTCTACAGCCAACTCGCACAGCTCTGGTGCTTTTGTTGATCATGTGCTTGATGCGACAGTAATTCAGGATATGAATACAACAACTTATGATAATGAAGTTTTAGTTTGGATGGGGGTTTAAGTGGCTAATTTAACACCAAAAAGTCTTTATATTGGCTGCGATGTTGGAGGCGGTACGAATGTATATACTGTGCCAAACATTGCTGGGAACTACGCAATAATTAAAAACATTAACCTATGCAACACCACAGCGTCAAATGCTGTGTGTAGCATTCACTTGCTTGTGAATGGAGCGGCTGCTTCTAATTCAAATAAAATCATAAGTAACGCAACTATTAATTTAAATAACGTTGTTTTTTACAATACATCTATAGTGGTGCCCGCCAATAGCAGCATACACATAACGCAAGTAACAGCTAATGCTGTAACATTTGCAATTAGCGGAGTAGAATATGCCTAATCTTATTGATAGTATAATTCTTAGCACAACGCCCACACTTGATGACATTGGAGATGTAACTATAACAAGCATCTCATCAGGTCAGTTCCTCAAGTGGAACGGTACAGCATGGGTTAATGATGCAATTGACCTAGGAACAGACACAACTGGTAATTATGTCTCTGGTGTAACTGCAGGTTCGGGGATTACAGTTACTCACACTCCCAGTGAGGGATCAAGTCCAACAATTGCAGTAACTGCTAATACTTTTGAAGTTTTTGGAAGTATTAGTACCCACGCAGCAATCACTGCAAATGTTCACGGCATTGCCGACACCTCAATTCTAGTCACGACCACTGGCACGCAAACGCTCACAAACAAAACAATCACATCGCCCTCGGGTTTGGTAAAAGGTGATGTCGGTTTAGGAAACGTTGATAACACGGCAGACACAGCAAAGCCAGTTTCTACTGCTCAACAAACTGCCCTAGACCTCAAAGCGAACCTTGCCTCGCCAACATTTACGGGAACTCCAACGCTTCCAACTGGTACCATCGCTACCACACAAACCGCTGGTAATAACAGTACGGCAGTTGCGACCACGGCTTTTGTTACCACTGCGGTTGCCAACCTTGTTGACTCTGCACCTGCAGCACTCAACACTCTTGATGAATTGGCTGCTGCGTTGGGTGATGATCCTAGCTTCGCTACCACAATAGCAACTTCTATTGGGCTAAAGGCACCACTTGCTTCACCAACGTTTACTGGCACTGTAACTCTCCCCGCCAACACGGTGACTAGCGGAATGATTGCTGATGGCGCAATCGTTGATGCAGATATAAACGCTAACGCGGCGATTACTTTAAGCAAGTTGGCAACAAGCACAGCAGGAAATATTATTGTTTACAACTCTTCTGGCGTGCCAACTTCTGTAGCAGAAACAGGCGATGTGACCATATCCGATTCAGGTGTCACATCAATCGCCTCTGGAGTAATCGTAAACGCAGACGTAAGTGCTAATGCGGCAATAGACTTAACAAAACTTGCTGATATATCAACCAATGCCCAAGTCGGTAACTATACTCTGGTTCTTGCAGATAAAAATAAAATTGTAGAAATGAATGTGGGATCAGCAAACAATCTTACGGTGCCTCTTAATAGCTCGGTAGAATTCCCGGTTGGTTCACAAATCAACATTCTGCAAGTTGGCGTAGGTCAGACCACAATTGTTGCAACTGCTGGAGTAACAATAAACAGCACTCCAGGGCTTAAAATGAGAGCACAGTTCTCTTACGCAACTCTCATTAAACGTGCAACCAATACTTGGGTGCTCGTCGGGGATATTTCGGCTTAATTATGGCTGGCGGTGTCAATCCAAAAGACTCTGGTGGGAAAAAGCCAAGTGCGCCAACTATTGGAACTGCAACCGCTGGTAATGCTCAAGCCACTGTAACATTTACAGCATCGACATATCTTGGCAAGTCGGGGACTGTTACTTATCGCGTTACATCCAATCCAAGCTCGATTACGGCTACCGGGGCTAGTTCGCCAATAGTTATTACAGGGTTAGCTAATGGGACAGCCTACGTCTTTACAGTTGCGGCAGAAACACCAAGCGGAGTTAGTTCGGATTCATCTGGTGCAACTGGTGCAGTTACCCCAACTGCCGGCCCATTCTTTCCTCCGTTTCCTCCGTTCTTTCCATTCTTCCCGCCATTCTTCCCGCCGTTTTTCCCATTCTTCCCATTCTTCCCATTCTTCCCACCATTCTTCCCACCGTACTTCCCACTTCCAGGCGATGGTTGCCGTGATAATGGCTGCGGCCCCGATGGTGGATTTGCATGCAGTGGTCCATTCTGCTTTGACTGATCAAGACGTGGTATAATAATAACATGTCAAAAATACAAAAAGGAATCTAAAATATGGAAAATGAAAATATTGAAGTAGATAAAATTTGTAAATTTGTTTTTGTAGTCAATGGAGACGTTGGCATGGTAATTAATGGACCGCTTAGCAGGATAGGGATGACAGTAGTTGAATGTCTTAAGAATAATCCTGAAATTGTAAAAATAGAAACTGCAGAACTTAACAGTCTAGGTTCTAATATTGCATTTAACTTTATCAATGATGGAAATGTAAATTACACACTTGAAATCCCTCCATACGGACCGACTGATCGATGGATCGCCTGTCTGTCAAGCAATCCTCAGATTATAGAAGTTGATGGTACAAATCCAGTGAGAGCTGGTTGGGTATATGATGGAGTTCAATTCTCTCCAAGATCATGAGCGCCTGGGAAAAATATAAAAATGCAATGGCGGCTGAAGCTAAGCCTTGGGACTTATTGTATCCAACAAGATACGCAGATGCTGAAACGGCAGAAAAAAGATATCAAATCTGTTCACAGTGTCCAGAATTAATACAGGGCACGAAGCAGTGTAAAAAATGTATGTGCTTTATGTTTCTTAAAACAAAAATAGAACACGCCGTGTGTCCTATAAAGAAATGGTAAACCCGAAAATAAATGATATAATATAAACATGGAATACCTTGGTGATCCAAAATTTGGAATAGCGATATATCGCAATCAGCTGCCTAATGATCTTAACATTCCACAAAGACTAGAGGCGTTAATGAATGTGAATCCTTCCAGCCCCCACTATCAGTGGCAGGAGGCTATGGTGGGGCACCGTCAGAAAATGCCAGAATATAGAAGTTGTCACGATTTTAAGATACATAAAGCACTTGCAGAGCAATGTAAAAACACCACATATGATGATATTTACAAGATATATGCTGAAGTCGGTGGAAAAATAAAGAGCCGAGTAGACGAGTATTGTGGTCCCTATAACATATCAATGAACTATATGGAATCAATAAATTTTGTAAAATACGAAAAAGGAGATCACTTTTCATATCATGCAGATCACGGCTTTTCCTATGTTTGTGTCGTTTCCTCAATTGCCTACCTTAACGATGATTACGAGGGTGGAGAATTAAGTTTCTATAAATTAGATATGAAGTTTAAACCTAGCTATGGCGACATTATTGTATTCCCCTCTGCTTACATATATGCACACGCAGCCTTGCCAGTAACAAGCGGAGTAAAGTATTCTGCCGTAACGATGTTTGACTACAACGATGATAATCACAAATACAACTACAACCCTGCAAAGGAATAATTATGGAAAAAAAAATATTATTTACCTCAAACAGATATCATCTTACAAAAGATAGTGCATCTTGCCCTAAGCCAATTGGGAGAACCCTGCCATCATGGTACAAGGAAGCCAGCGTTTACATTCAGGATCCAGCAACGAGTCAACCGTGGGTAAATCCAGCGGATGGAGGGAAAGTCCCAAACTGGAAATCCTGCGCTCCATTTTTTGATGCTATGTCAACCGGATATTGCCTAAGAACTCCTTGCGACATTAAATTTTTTGCTAACGATAAAAGAACTACTTTTAAAGTATTAGATAAAAATGCTGAAGATTTTGTTTCAGAAAGAGGAGAGATGGCTGATTTTATGACTCCAATGGGTTACGACAAAAATCATTTTGCTTGGTGGGTTGACTGGGGAGTTACAGTTCCAGAGGGCTATAGCGTTCTGCATACTCAGCCGATGAATAGATTTGAGTTGCCATTTATTTCTACTAGTGGCATAGTGGATAATGATAGTGTTAATTTAATGGGACAGGTTCCTTTTTTTCTTGTAAATGGTTGGGAGGGGACGCTTCCGGCAGGCACTCCTTATCTTCAACTCTTTCCTTTCAAAAGGGAAAACTGGGAATCTGAATTAACGATAGAAGATCCAAAAAAAATGTATGATAAAAATATAAAAAATTCTTACAAATATCGAGTACCAAGTGGTGGTGTTTATAAAAATCAAGTTTGGCAAAAGAGAACATATAGGTAGAGGGGATTCATGATTGAGGCAATTAAAAATTCTATAACGTTAAACGACTGGCATACTAAAGAAAGATCTGAAACATCTTCCAATAGAATACCCATAAGGCAAGTGAGTGACAATATAACAGTTTCGAACCCAGGGCTTGGGTTGAATATCTACCATGATGCTTTTTCACAAAAAGATGCTAATAGATATATTAAAATCCTTGAAGATAATCTGACCGATGGAAGTAAATATAGATGGTCAGAGGCGCAAGTAACAAACTCATCGTCGCCCATCAAAGAAGCTAGAGACTGTGTTGACTTCAGATATAAGCCTGAAAACTTAGGTCCAAGGGACACAAAAAATGCTCCCTTGATTGACCTTCATGATGAAATTTTAAATATTTTAAAGACTTGTATTGACGACTACGCCAGATACTGGGGCATTAATGTTGTGTTTTACGAAGCTTTCAATTTTGTCAAATATGAAGGAGAGGGTAAGCACTTTCGTATTCATGCTGACCACGGACCGGCATACAACTGTACGGTATCTGCGGTAATATATATTAACGATGATTACCAAGGCGGAGAGATACACTTTCCGAGATTAGATAACCTTACATATTCGCCGCAGGTGGGGGATATTGCCGTATTTCCATCCAACTTTATTTATGAACATGCATCTTTGCCGATAATAAAGGGTACAAAATACTCTGTCGTGGTTATGACCGATATCAACGAAATTGGTCACACAGCATCTAAAAGTGAGCATAGCAGATATGTTTGACATCTCGGTGGTAAAAATGCCCAATTCTATATTTGACATAGAACAGATGTCAATCAAGAGAGGCTGGATGGATGATACGTCAGAAAAGCACGCATATAAGTGTTTTCCTATTACCCAGGCAAATGTAGTTGGATGGAGTCTTTTTTGCTTGGAAGACATCGTGTTTGTTTGGGACGGAATTAATGATCAGACTCCAGACCATATGCAAATTTTAAACCCATCTGATAGCCACGCAGGGAGGGGGCAATCCTCAGTAAGTCTAGACACTGGTTTAATTTTTAGGACAGATAGAGATGTGAGTCTCTGGATGATAAATCCAGTGAATTATTTTAACGAAGATTTTGAGACAATCTCTAATGTAATTAGTACGTCTTTTTATGACAACCCCTTGCCTCTAGCCATAAAAGCAAAAAAAGCAAATGTAGATACTAGAATAAAAGCAGGTACACCAGTTGCTACGATAATTCCCATCTCATTAACAAATTTAAATCATTCAGTAATCAATTTGGTAGAATATTCAGATTTAAAAAATTTAAGAAGGCAGGCAAGTATTGATTATGGCAAGGCCGCTCAGGAAATAAATAAATCTGGCAAATTCACTGACTGGTATAAAAAAGCAGTGAATGAAAAAAACGAATCTATAGGGGGGCATGAGGTAAATACATTAAGGCTTCATGTAACTGGCAGCATAAAAAATGGTGAATCTAAATGACAATTTTAGAAAAAGCCTCCTTGGCAATTAGGAAGCCATCAATGACTCCATCTGGATTTTTTGGCAGTGGGAGGGAGAATATTGTTGAATTACAAAATTTTATGACTGAAGAAGAAGTAAGTTTTTTAGATAAAGCAGCAAGGAGTATATCTATCTGGGATGTAACCAAAAGTCACAAAAATGAAAACGGAACTATTACCTATGACGCTGAATACTGGAAAGATAGGGTCTGCACTTTCTCATCTTTAAATAAAAATAATCCTCAAATAGTCCCTAGAATCTCTAATCTATATAATAGATTACAACCAATTGTTGAAGATTTTTTTAAAGTAAAAATTAAACCAACTGGGCAAACAATAGTAAAATGGAATCCAGGACAGTTTCAGTTGCCTCACGCAGACAAGGAGCTTCATGACGGCCCGGATGCTGGCTTACCAAACGATTTTCCGAATTACGATATAGCTAGTCTATTTTATTTAAACGACGATTACGAAGGCGGGGAGTTGTATTTTCCCTTACAAGGGATGCAATTTAAGCCCCAAAAGGGCTCAGCCTATTTTTTTCCAGGTGATAAGTATTATATACACGGTGTAACAGAGATTAAAAGCGGAATTAGATATACCTGTCCATTTTTTTGGGAAATTACAAAACACACAGGGGAAAAACAGCCATGACAGAGCCTCTGAATGTAGTTGAAATATATCCAAAGATTTTTGTGTATAAAGGTCTTTTTAAAGACATTGATAAAACCTATAGTCTTTTAAAAGAATCAGAAGGCAAAGAGGATGGACTTTTTAGTCCTTGGACAAGCTGGTCTCACTTTGGGGAATACATTAATCCAGTATTTAATAACCATAATGATAACCTAAAAATAGAGAATGTACAAGGTATAAAAACTTCAACAGGAAAACAAGAAGAACACAAGCAAGTTCTTTTAGAAATTCTTAATAATTTTATGATAGCAACGAAAGACTACATTGCAAAAAACAATGTTGACTTTGACGAAGACAGACTTGTCCCAGACATTAAAGATCAAACAGGTAACAATGTTAAAGAGTGGGTATATACTGGACCATCTATAGCAAGATACAAGGTAGACATTGAAGATCCACTAGCAATGTCATATCACACAGACTACATAAGAGAGCCAATCGTAAGCCCAGGACACAAGTTTGCAATTACTGCTTTAATATACTTTAACGATGACTACGATGGTGGAGAAATTGATTTTATAGCAAATGGAGAAGCGTATATGTATAAGCCAGAGGCTGGAGCCCTTCTCATTTTCCCATCAGGTCATCCGGAATTCCTGATGTCTGAAAAGTCTATATATCTTCATGGAGTCATGCCTGCAGGGCACAACTCAAAGTATCTTGCAAGAATGTACTGGACAAGGTACTCTACTGGTGCACCAGAGTGGCTTGAGAATGAAGAAAGACTTGGCAAGGAAAAGTGGCAGGAAGAATGGAAAGACATTATGCAAAAGTTTAGAAATGAGAATCCTAATAGAAATAATGCTGACAAGGAAAAAAGAATACAATGAACCTAGACAATAAAAAAAGAATAACTAAAGACATAGTTGTTTATGAAAACTTTATTGATGCAGATACTGCTGCAAAAATTGTAAAAGTTTTAGATAAACACGCAGAACTTGGGCTGATTACCTGGATGCCCATATCTTTCTATGAGTCTTATTCTTCAGTGCTTCCAAAAGACAATGATGAGCATTTAGAAAATGAAGGATTGCCAAGCGATGTATTTTCACAAATAAAACAAGGAATTATCAATGCTGTTGCAAGTATTCACAACCTTGATTCAAAAACAATTTCTCAAATTGGGTACCACACACAAAAGTGGGAGCCAGGAGCATATGCAAGACTGCATTCTGACAATACAGATGCCCAGGGAAAATCTGGAGCATTTACTAGAAGTAGATATGCAGGATTTTTGTATTTAAATGATAACTTTGAAGGCGGGTTGCTTAAGTTTCCAGATCAAAACATAGAAATAAAACCAAAGACAGGCATGCTTGCTGTTTTTGACGGAGGCTTCAATAATATGCACGAAGTGTCTTTAATCATTTCGGGGGTAAGATATACTATTGGTTCTTTTTGGGATGACAGGCCAGAGACAGACTACACCCAAGAGCTTCGAGATGAGTGGGGGGCAGAAATGAAAAAAATAAGAGAGTATCAAGCCCGGCAGAAATCTGAATGGCAAGAATTGTTAAAGCAAGGATATAAGATTGATGAAGATGGACAAAAGTATTCAATAATCAAGGCACAACTATGATTAAACAATTTATTGTAGAACTAGAAAAAAATAATTTTGTTTTTGAGCAAGTTGCAGACGAGTTAATTTATATAAAGAATTTTATAACTCAAGACGAGCTTGAGGGGGTAAAAAAAATTATAGATGCTGCCTCCCAAAAAGATTGGGAGAAGCACTATATGGCTAGCTTGGCAAATTTTTGTATGGAAAAATTTGGTAGAAGTGATGTGGATAAACTTGTTGAGGAAGGCAAGTTTGAAATAACACAAGGCTGGATGGATAAAACGCTAAGTCTTCAAGGAAACAATTTATCTATGAAGCTGTGGTTGCGTATAAACAGTATCGTTCATGGATGTGACAATAGTTTAATGTTATGTGGGTTATCCACCATACAGAGACTACCCCCCGGTGTTGAATTAAAATCTCATGTTGACCAAGACACAGATCCATCAATAAGGTACGCAGTAGTGCTTTATCTTAATGACGATTACAACGCTGGCGAGTTATTTTTTGATAACCTAAATATATCTTTAAAACCAGAATCGCGCAGTCTTTTGTTTTTTCCGGGAAACATTAAATATAAGCATGGAGTAAGACACGTTTCAGATGGGCCTGTAAGATATGTTATAGTTGGTTTTGTAAAAGAAATAGATTTTTATAAAAAAAATAAATATTAAAGAGGTGTAAAATGAAGAAAGAAATATTAGAAAAAAAAGTCTATTATTATACAGACGTAATTGACAATCCCAAGAAACTTCTTGAAGCGATTGAAAATGATAACAAAAATTCATGGGGGGAATGGGCTGCATGCAGCGGAAAACACTATGTGTATGGAACAGATAAAAGTATATCAATGGCGGATTCAGATGATGAAAAAAATAACTATATATATTCAACATTAAAAGAAGCATTTAATAAAGTGGCAAAAGACTACGCTAAAGCTCAAGGCATAATGGAAGAGCCAAAATTATTTTTAAATTATCCCATCAAAAAATATCAACCTGGAGCATACATGGGAACACATTTTGATCAACAAGAAGGGGATGAAAGATTAAAAGTCTCTTTTGTTATGTATCTAAATGATGATTATGATGGCGGAGAAATATCTTTTACTATTGCATCACCAAACGGACCCTTAAGATATGCAGGCCCCGAGTCAGATTTTTCCGAAGCAGAAAAAAAGGGAAATTACAGCTTCGCCGTCAAACCAAAAGCAGGAAGCATTATAGTTTTTCCTCCATCCCCTCCATATCACCACACAGCGCATCTGGTAAAGAGTGGATTTAAATACATGGTCCCTCAGCACTGGATTAATTAGTTATGAAAACAGCTATAGTAACTGGGGCAAGTAAAGGTGTTGGATATGCCACGGTTAAGCTTTTATCGGAAAGTGGGTATAAAGTAATTGCGGTGTCAAGGGACTTGTCTAAAATTTCATGTTTAATATCTAATAACGTAGAGCTGTATCAGCTGGATGTGACTAACGAAAATGAAATTAGAAAATTTTATGAAAAGTATAAGGATATAACTTTGGATCTTTTAGTTAATAATGCAGGTGGCGGTTCGGGACCTACGAGCATTATAAACGAAACAATGGATAATTTTAGAAGAGCGTATGATATTAATGTATCTGGGCCTATGTATCTTTCTCAACTTTTTGTTCCCGCAATGAAAAAATCTAAATCTCCAACAATAATTTTTATTAGTTCACTAGGTGGGAAATTCCCTTACCGGGGTGGTGGAAATTATACCAATGCTAAAAGAGGGCAGATGGCTCTTGTAGACACAATGAGACTAGAGTTCCCAGGGTATGGTATTAAAATAACTGAAATATGCCCAGGGACAATTGACACACAGGTAGAAAAAAGAGAGATTGCATTAACGGCAGAAGATATGGCTGAATGTATTAAATGGGTTTCAAATTTACCAAGTCATGTTAATATAAATCATATAGAACTAAATCATATTTTGAGCGGAAAATACTGAAAGTTGTCTAGATAACATAATCTATATTACAATCATATAGTGAGAAAACTAATCCCCGTTCTGCTTTTAATTGTTGCTGGTTGTGGCTATCAAGGCGGTTATCGCTATGGATGTCAAGACCCAGAGAACTGGGAAAGTAAACAATGCAATCCTCCCTTGTGCATAGCCGCTGGGGAATGTACAAAAGATATTTTGGGTTTTGACCCATCAGAGGAGCAACCATGAACAAAAAATATACACCCGATGACCTTGATGCTCGCCTTAGATTTGTTATTGGCTGTGTCCTTGGTGGTGTTCTTTTGATTACAACCATTGGGGTGCTCTATGCCCTTGTTTTTGTTGCTCAACCTATTGGTGTTCAAGCTGAAAACGATAAAATGTTTTTTACTGTTCTTTCGTCGGTTGCCACATTTATAACCGGAACCTTGGCGGGGTTAATGATTTCATCCAATAAAAGAGAATCTACAGATTCAAAAGATGAGGTAATTAATCATGAAAGTTTGGATTGATCAAGACCTATGCACTGGAGATGGCCTGTGCGCAGAAATAGCACCAAGCGTTTTTATGATGCATACGGACGGGCTTGCCTATGTGAAGAATGCAGAATGGCCCAACTTGTTTGGCCCAGATGGAAAAGGCGATGGTCCAAAACTTCAGATGACCCAAACCGCAGAGTTCCCTGACACTATCCTAGAAGATGTTATTGAAGCGGCAGAAGACTGCCCAGGGGAGTGTATTTTTATAGAAGCAGAATAATGAAACAAATTAAGTTGCGTAAAGGCTGGTGGGTAATAATTCCGGTAGCAATTGTTGGTTTGTTATCATCTTCTATAAGTTCAATTAAAGCCGAACCGTTACCCGGACTCAACGCAGTCGGCTACACGTTCCCATCAACAGCCATCCCCACCCGCGACGACGCTCTCTACCCGCCTTGCGGATCAGAGACAGAGAACAACATCAACCGCAACTTCAACGGTGAACCCTTCCAACAATGCGGCAACGACTTCTTCATGGTTCACTACACCGGGTTCATCACCATCCCCGAACACAACACCATTCGGTTCATGGTCGCAGCAGATGACGGTGGCACAGTCAAAATCGGATTGACTGAGTTCGGCACCTGGAACATCAAAGGCTGCTCATGGTCTCAACAAGTCAGCCTTGACATTGAGGCTGGGTCGCAAACGTTGGATGGCTGGTTCTTCGAATGGGGTGGCGGAACCTGCTACATGCTGGCTTGGAACATCAACGAAACAGGCTGGGCAATCGTGCCTGACGAAGCATTCACCCGCAACGAAGTCGCCTCACCAACCACCACCACCGAGGCTGCCACCACAACAACTGAAGCCGCTACCACAACGACTGAGGCCGCTACCACTACGACTGAGGAAGTCACCACTACGACTCAGGCTGTCACCACGACCACCGAGGCTGTCACCACCACAACAACCACTACTACAACTACAACAACAACTGTCTATGTGCCAACAGTAACAACTACTACTGAGCCAGAACCTGAGCCTGAAGAAGAAACTACAACGACTACTTCTGTTCCTGAGACCATTTTTGAAGAGACTTCAACAACGAGCACCACTGTTTGGGAACTTGAAGAAGAAGACGAAACAACGACAACATCTATTCCTCAATATGAGGAAGAGCAACCAGAAGAATACCAACCAGTAGAGCCAGACCAAGTAGAGGAAATAGAAGAAGAATCATCAGAAGTAATCATATCACCCGAGGAGGCAATTGCGCCAGAAGAGTTTGAAGAAATTATTGACAATATAACAAATGGGGATCTTGAGTCAGAAGATATCCTTGATTTTGTAGATAATCTTAGCGATGAACAAGTAGAAAATTTATTTGAAGAAATAGATACCGAGCAGGCTGTTGAAGTACTAGAGGAATTAACAACGGAGCAATTAGTTGAGGTATTAGAAAATATATCCATAGAAGTTATAACAGAAGTTTTGAATGATCTTTCAGACGAAGTGGTTAATGACATTATTGAGAATATTGAGCCAGAAGCATTGTTAGAAGTTATTGAGGAATTAAATGAAGAAGAAACCACCAATCTTGTTGAGTCAATAGATTCTAAAGAAGGATTGGAGAAAGCTGCCGAAGCAATATCTGATTCAGATGAGCCAATTGAAGCGGGGGTTGCAACAGCAATTATTTTAAATGAAAGCTTCAATGAAGTTTCTGCAGAGACAGCAACGGCGGTGTTTGAAAGTATTGATACGAGTTCTTTTTCAGAAGAACAAAAGGATGAAATAGCAGAATCGCTGACCGAAGCGCCAGATGAAATTAAAGATGTTTTTGAAGAAGAGATTGATATTTATGGAGACGGGTTTGACGACTACACACCAGTTGGATCAGTAATTGATGTTGGGGCAAGAAAGACGGTTATTGCTGCAGTTGCTACATTAACTGCAACAGTTGTTGTTGCGGGGGCATCGCCCACTCCAAGCGCCCCATCGGGAGGCTCTTCGTCATCAGGAGGCTCCCCATCGGGCTCAGGAGGCTCAGGGGGCTCTTCTAATGGTGGTTCTGGTGGAGAAGCCCGCTCACGCAAAGAAGAAGAAGCTGGAGAGCCAGCGGGCGAAATTGCCGGCCCAGAAGATGACGATGATACGAATTATGCACGTAATAGCATTTTCAAGTATTATATAAAGGAGGAAACTGAAATGAAGAAATTTAACTGGTTTGGTTTTAGTAAAAAACTTTGGGATATAACAGCTGGGCTAGCCTTTACACTGGCTGGCAGCTTTGTTGTCTACATTACATTATCTGGCACAACTCAAAGACTTGCTGGCATTGCTACACTGATTGCCCTATTTGTTCATTATTTAAATGAAATATTAAAGAATGACATGGAGTAGTGTATAGTGTATAATTATCTCATGCCCATTAGGGCAAGGAGGTGATCCATGTCTACTAAGTCACAAAACTTAGATCAAGCAGTAAAAGGCGGTGCACTCGGAGTTTGGGTGTATCTAGCTAGTAAACAAAATTTGGATGCAGAGGTTATTGCGGTTCTAACACCAGCGATTGCGTATGCTCTTGCATGGCTATCAACAAAAATTGGCGATCCGACAGTTGCTTCTTTCTTAGCAAAGAAGCCCGCTGAAAAGACAGCGCCAAAAAAGAAGGCATAACCCATGGATCAAGTCAAAAATATATGCCTTCGTATATTGGCGACTTTTTCAGCTTCAGGACTAGGTGTTATTGGAGCAGGTACAATTGCTGGCGTTCCCGTTTGGAAGGCGGTTTTTATGGCGGGGATTGCTGGCGTTGCTACTGTTGTTGAAGGATTGTCACGTGCATTCCTGGATGATGGTAAACTAAGTATTGATGAGATAAATCAAGTCTTTAATAAAGTTGATAAGAAAGTCAAAAAGGAGGAAGTGGTTTAAGATGAGCGTTAAGTGGAATATTATTGTCCCAGTTAAAAAGCCAGCAGATCTTGCCGACATTGCCCCCGGCAAGTTGCCGGAGAAATTATTAAAGCCTGTTAAAGGTGGAGGTAAGCTTCACTGGAGAGCCGCTTCGGCTTGGGATGCAATGGTGGATGCTGCAAAAGCTGATGGCGTTGAATTAAAGCCAACGTCATCTGGAGACACATATCGCTCGTTCGAATCTCAATTGATGGCATTTAGACAAAGATATCAGAAAGAGCCAATTGAGGGCGCAAGCACAAGAACATTTGAAGGAATTAAGTGGTATAAGAAGTCACCAACATTGGCTAGCCTTGCTGCGCCGGGTACGAGTCAGCATAATAGCGGCTTGGCTGTTGATGTGCATACAGCGGCAGAGCCAAAGAGACTGGAATGGTTGATTGCGAATGTCCGCAAATTTGGATTTAGTTGGGAAGTTGTTCCAGAAGAGCCGTGGCATTTGCGATATACCGAGGGTGACAATCCTCCCGCAGCCGTTGTCGAATATATTGCAAAAACTGGTGGTCAAGCACCTATCGCTACACAAACAGCGCCAGCCACAACGCCAAATCCAAATGCCAAAGAAGAGGCAAAAACAAAAGCGATTATTACAAAAGGCAATAGAGGGCAGGCGATTAGGCAGGCGCAAAGGTTGCTTTCGCAGCATGGTTTTGAATGCAAAGATGATGGTGATTTTGGTCCAAAGACCCAATCTATTGTAAAGGCATTTCAATTAAGCCGTGGTATTGAGGCAACTGGCGATGTCGATCTTCTTACATGGGAAGCATTGCTGAGTTAATCAATTGTTGGTAAAATCTAGTAGGAGATACCATGCCAGCAACTAGAAACATTGAAATTTATCAGGGCGATAATTACGTCCACCAATTAACATTGAAAAATAGCGCTAATGCTGTTATCAATATCACCTCAAGAACATACTCCGGTCAGATTAGGAAAAGAAGAGCATCTGATGCTATCGATGCAACTTTTTCTACTGAGATTACAGACGGTGCTAATGGGGTCGTGGTGTTCAGCATGCTTCCAGCAGCAACTGCTAACTTAAGAGCCGGTACTTATGTATATGATTTTCAAGAACTCAATGGGGCTGTAGTAACAACAATATTGACAGGAAATGCTGTAGTTACTGGGCAGGTGACTAGATAATGGCTGATGTAACAGTATTGCAAGTGTACCCCTCTGTAATATCTAATGTTTCTCAAATAACTCAGACTACTGTTTTAACACAAAGTAGTGGTACAATTAACTTAGCAAGTTTGAGTTTAAGTAATGCAGCTCCAGCCGATGTCGCAAGATCGGCATCTGTTGGGGCAAGCAATGTGGCGGCTAGAGCTGACCATGTACACAGCGCAGCAGATTTGCTGGTTGACGGAGGAAGCTATTAATGGCTAATAAGATTAGAATTAAACGCAGAGCAGCTGGTGGTGCCGCAGGAGCACCGGCATCTTTAGAGAATGCAGAATTGGCATTCAACGAAGTTGATGATGTTCTTTACTACGGTGAAGGTACAGGCGGCGCAGGTGGAACTGCCACACAGGTTCTTGCAATTGGCGGCTCTGGTGCATTTACTACGTTGAGCGGTACTCAAACTCTTACTGGCGACAAAACATTCTCTGGTGTCATTATTGTTCCAACCCC